ATGTTTGGTACACCGTCACCAGTATCACCACGAAGAACATGTTCTGTTATATATTGCTGAGGATTCGCATGTCTTACCCATTTCTTAAGGACGGGATTGTATTGGTCAACGTTTGCGAATTTTTGTAATTGAATAAAGTCCTTGTCACCAGATAGAACCAGAATCTTTTCAGCTCCTGTATTCAATTCAGTACCATGTTCCATACATAGAGTAGCAATAATGTCGTCAGCTTCACAGCGGTCAACATAAACTACCTTGTAAGGAAAGAACTCTTCAATTTCTCTACGGATCTGATGAATAACATCAAACAGCGCATTCCAATCAAGATCAGAATCATCTCTGTTCTTTTTACGATTTGCTTTATAGTATGGATAGTAATCCTTTCTCCATACGTTTGTGTTATCAGCGCAGATCACAATCTCACCGTATTCTCTCGAAAACTTTTTGCGATTGAATCTGATTGAATTGAGAAACATGTGACGAAGAAGATTTTCATCAACTTCCATGTTTGTGTGATTACCAATACCTGCGAAAAGACTCGCAAGCATAACTTGGTTATAGTCAACTAATATCATAATTTATCCATTATTTAAATTTACAGATTATATTATATCAAAGATCTTCGTCAATGTCAATGGTTTCTTCTAAATTCTTTTTTAATCCACCAGATATAGCATTTTCATCTGCATCCACAATAACGTTAGTTGCAGCATACGCTTGTAACTGATGTTCTTCGTTCATTGTTTGTAGATGTAAAGAACGAATAGATTCAAAGATAAGTATCATAGATGGAAAGTATTCCTCCATGTTATCTTCAAAGTCACATCCTGCTCTTGCCATTTCACCGAGTACGTTTTCCCAAATAATTTCTGCAAGTTCGCTTGAATAAGATTCCTTGTATTCACGAATCCTTTCGCCAACACTTACCTCATTAATTGGAGGATTAGAATGTATAGCGGGAAACGGTATTAACTTACCTTTACTCTTGGACTTGGTGTGCATCGCCTATGTTCCTTAATAATGTATTCCACATTGTAGTAAATGATTGTATATTGTTTCTTGCCAAATTAAATCTATCAGAGAAGGTAAATCCATTAAAGTAATTAGGATCGTTCTTCATCGCAATTAGAATTTGTTTTGCTACTGAAAACGCATAATTTGCATGATGATTCATATCTTCATTCCAATCATACATAATGGTTGCATTAGCACCAGTCTCAGGCAATGCTCCATAGTTTGGATGAATACAAATCATTTGAGATTTAATTGCTTCAAGTAATGCAATACAAGATGTCTCTTTCCATATATTAGGATATAGGAAAATATGAGATTTCTTTAATGCTGCTAATACTTCATCATTTGATTTAACTCCATGATAAGTCATATTAGGATGCGCTTCAATCTGTTCATATAATGGCTTATATGCTTCGTCTCGATTTTTCCATCCATAAATTTCAAATCCTGAATAGACATCAAGATGAATATTATCAAACTCTTTTGCCAATGAAGCAAAGATTGGTACAAGTAGTTCTAATCCACGATGCGGAGTTGTATGATATACGAAACGAATTGTTTCCATATCTTTTTCCTGTGGGTCATACTTTACTTCAACAGCATTATGAATAACAGAACATCTACCATAAGGAATACCATATCGCATAATGTACTGATCTCTTTGCCATGCCGTGACAAAAACAAAGTGAGCAAACTTCTGCCAACCTTCATCTTTTAAAACTTGATTTTCTGGATCTTCCGATAGATCATGACACCAAAAGATATTTGGTACATCATCATATAATTCTCTTGGTCTTGATAAATGAATGGCAACATTTTCAAGTACTTCCGGAGCCATGTTATCAATCAATCTTTGTCTCATCATTTCACTTCCGCCTTTTGAATTGGCAGAGAGTTCTGAATCAATCACTACACCTTTGTAAATACAACTCATTTTACTTCTCCATTAATTTCATTATGTATTTGTTCTAACGCATCGTGTAAGTTATGCAGTGAACCATTATTATGTACGCGATATGTTTTAATATCCATCTCTTCTTTGAGAACGTACGCTTTGTCTATTGCTGTTTTGGATCCGACTGTCCATTCGTTAATCAGTCGACCATTAAAATATTTTCTACTATCAGAAGAATAATCACAACCTTCTCTTGTTAATTGAACGATGACAATATTCTCTGCTCCAACCTTTTCAATAATAGGTTCAAGTTCTTCAACAAATCCACCGTCTGCTAACGCATAGTTTTTATCTTCAAAGATTTCTTCAGCAACTGAACGACCAAAATAATCTAAACCTTTCTTTGGCTTAATGATATCTTCTGATACATGAATCATTGCTTCGCGTCTTGACATACCTTGTAAGGCAAACTCTGACTTTTCTTTTTGAGTCCTATCGTTATAGCCTTCCATGAACCATCTTTCATCAACATCAAAGTGCTTAATCGTTTCTTTAAATAATTGATACTTGAAAGACAGATTACCAAATCCGTACTTTTCTTTATATAAACTAGCTGCTTCATCTTTTCCTGAAGCTGGAGGTCCGTTAAATATTACTATCATCTTTCTTCTCTGTAAGTTGAGTGAAACCGTATTTACAAATATAGTAGGCATCTACAATATCAGTAATAGGATTCCACGATTTGTTTATTATACCACATTTTTCGCGAATGTCAATAGAAGTTTCTTTCTCAAAGGCTTCAATCATTAAATCTTTACCAGCATTACCTTTTCCGCAACCAAACTTTTTAATCATTGTTGGTGGATATACATCGTATGGTATATCTCTTTCCCATAGTTTATGTTTAAATAAACCACAGTTCTCTGCTATCTGAAATACTCTACCGACTGCTCCAAATGCGTATCCTTCAATTCCAACAAAGTCACATTCAAAACATTTTTCCTGAGACCAAGATCCAATGATATCATATCGTTCTTGATCGTTAAACCAATTGTCAGGATACATTGTTGCTTGATATTGTCCTTTCTCTCCAATCAATAACTTCTTTTGTTTTACATAATAGTAAAAAGTACAATTATCATAACTCCACTCTTCGCCTTCATGTACACAAATAGCCGGACTACTTAAACTGTAGTCAACACCTGCTACTCTCATAACTAACTCCATAATTAATATATTATGGTATTATTTATCAGTCTTGACGGTAGAAGATATGAGATCCGATAGTTCCTACTTGTTGTAAGGATGGAGCCCAATATGGATTCACAAACGTTGTATGGTAATGAGTAGCACCTTCAGTGATACCACGAAACTTACCAACATGTAACATTCTATACGAAACATATACTGCTTCTTCCCACGCATCTGTTTCAGTTGCTTCATCAGTTCTTCCGTCACAATACCAACTGAACTGACAACGATTTCGTTTAGGTACAAGTACTTTAGGATCTTTCCAAGAAGGTTTATGCTCAGCCTGATATACAACTGAACAGACAGTACTTGGGTATCTATCGTCACGTACACGATTTAGAACAACATCGGCAACTGCATATTTACCTGCTAGGTTCTCTGACCTTGCTTCATGATAGATATTCATTGCTAAACAATGCAAGTCTTCTGATTGGTATTCTATTGATAAATCTACTTGATCATCAAACGTACTTGCCGAAGAAGGTAGAGTCAACGCTGCTACCACTAACGCTAAAGCAACTCTCATGCTTGTCTCGTGACACAATATGCATTAAGCAATTCTTCGTCGGACATTTTCTTTCCGAACGTATGAATAAGTTTACCATTCTGAAAACGTTCGATATAACCAGCATTGTATTCAATGTCAGTTACACTCTTAGTCATATTAGCAGTATCGTCAGGACGATCATCGTAGTGCATAGAATCCATAGAATGTGAATGGATGCAAGCAGCACCACGAGACCATTCAAGCGCCTGTTCCATTATGGCAAAATCTTCAACCATCTTAGTATATTGTGTCATAGTTTTTCTCCTGGTTCAAAACCTCTAAAACATTTAAATCGCGGGAATCTCAAACTGTAAACTTCTTCCGAGTCTTGACTTATTGTTAC